TTTTAATTTGTCAAAAATTTTGGCAATCGATCGTGCTGCCCAGATCTGTACCTTTGTTCCTGTTTCTTGTTGAACCGCTTTGAGTAATTTTTGTTCTTGTTCGACTAATGTTTTCTTTTCGTTGAACGCTTGTTCTTGATTTACCCGCACACCAAGAAATCTCATTTCCACCAGACATGGGAAAAGGTCCACTTCCAGTTGAAAGATTGAACTAATGTCCTGGAGCTCTATTTCTTTTTTGAGTTCTTGCCAGAGCTCTAAAGTAATTTCTGCATCCTTCTCGGCGTAGGCTCCCACATACAGGGCCGGTAACTTGTACATTTCAACTTTGGCATCGACTCCCCATTCCTTCGCCGCTGCGTAGAGCGCTGACTCATCTTTTCCTTTGCCAGTATAACGTTTGGCACAATTATTTAAATCGTAACGCATTTGATTTTCATCAACCAATGCGCAGGCAATCATAGTATCGATAATCCGTCCATGAATCTTGAGTCCTAGACGTCTGATCCAGCAGACGTCGTACATGGCATTATGAAAAATTTTGACTGCGGAAGTATTAAGGACTCCTTGAAACCATTTTAAAACTTTTTTACGGTCCATGTTTCCCCCTCCCTCATGGGCAATCGGATAATAACCTGACCAATTTTTAACAGCGACAGCTATACCAGTAACATTGCCTTCACCTGTAATGGAACCTGATCCCATTCTCTTTAAGTCAGGATCTTTTGTTTCTAAGTCTATAGAAATTTCTTCATAAGAAGATAAATCGGGGAAGTCATCAGGAGGCAACCATTCGGTTTGAGGTTTGAATAAAGGAAGCTGCATTATTCCTTTTCCTTTAAAGTAAAACCAGGAGGTAAAGGTTTAATATGATCGCCGTAATCTCTATCAATAATCATATCAATATAATGTTTTGCTTTTTCTAAATCTTGAACTTCTCCTTTATGTCTGTGTCGACAGATATATTTAATAGCATTCCCCTCTGCAAAAGGCAAATCATTTTCATTTATAAACTGAGCAGGTTGAATCTTCATGTCTTTATAATGAGATCCTCCGACTTGTTTCTTGTAAACTTTCATATGGGATAACTCTTGTAAAAATTTTTAGGTTCAACGATATGCAAGTGCTCTTTGGTACGTGTTGCGCCCACATAGAACAGTCGATTCTCATCATCAGGATTTCTTTCATATCCTTTTTGTGTATTTAAACTTAAATCACTTAGTAAAACCACATTTTGTTCTTCTCCTCCCTTGACGCCATGTATCGTTGATAATAAAATACGTGGCTTTTTATTTAATTGTTCATTATTACTTCTCATTTTTCTGATATATTCCACTCTTCTAATGGGAGCTTGATCTAAAGCTTCGTACCAAACTGCTTGTGTCAATAAACCAAAATCCTTTTTTAGCTGAGTCATATTATAAGAACTATCCTTTACCATTCCAAATATTCTTTCTTTGTGTAAATTTTTAGGACTTATGTAATTGAATATTTGTTGTATTTTATCATACGGAAGAGAGACTCCTTGTCGTAATTTTTCCCAATCCATAATAGCTTCGTATAAATCTTGCTCGTAAGAACGTTTAAATTTATTTTTGTAGAATAATCCTTTGCGATAGAGTACTTCTTCCAAGTCATTTAACATAAATTTAGTACGTGCTAGCACTAACCATTGTCCTTGGCTCATATCAATGTGATCAAACTCTGGATAACGAGTTAAAGCTCCTTCAGCTACTCGTGGGCTCCAATTTTTTGCTAATCGATTCGAAACACGTCCTATAAGACTAAGAGCGAGATCATGCACTTTTCGAGGAACTCTGAAAGACTCTGTTAAATTTAAAAATTTTCCTTTTTGAGTGATGAAACTATCTACATCTGCGCCGGCCCATCGAAAAATAGCTTGATCGTCATCGCCGGCAACATAAGAATCTCCAGATTTATTCCAGATACTTTTGGCCATGTCCCATTGCATTAAGGATAAATCCTGAGCCTCATCAATAAAGACAACATCAAAGGCCGGAGATGCATCTGATTTAATAAATTCTAAAATCATGTCATTGAAATCTATAAGATTATATTCTTTTTTATAACGTTCTAATTCATGCGCCAGAATACGTAGCTTTTCAAACTCTACATCTTGAGTATGTTCTTTTAAATCATATTGTTTTTCAAAACTAATATTTCTAAGTTTTGCTAATTGAAGGATGCGTAAGTAATCACTCTTAGTATTAAAAATTCCTCCTTCTTCCTCGTCATACTCTAAATAATCCACATCAAAATCTAGTTTTGTTCCTAGATGCTGGTAATGATGAGGTTGCATAACATTTTCTTTTTTAATTCCCAATCGTCTAAAAGCTAATGAGTGAAGAGTTCTAAAATAAGGAAGATCATCTTCACTTAAATTAAATTTTTCCATGGCCCTATCACGTGCTTCATAAGCAGCTTTTGTGGTAAAGGCAAAATAACCAATCCTATTAGGATCTGTTTCCTTTAAATGCTCATCTACTTTATTAAGCATCGTTGTAGTTTTACCTGTACCTGGTGGGCCTAATACAATTGTTTTCATAATGTTATAAGTATCCATGCAGCAGTAAGAACGACTAGTAAAACTAAATCGCTGCTCATTTCATTCATTAATAAGGATCCTTTGGTTTAAGTTCTTTGGATTTATAAGGCGCTTCTATTCTATTTAATGAACTTGCAACAATTACGGATATTTTCTTTTTTCCTATCGTCATTCTTTCCTCTTCACATTTAAAATGTTCTTGTAACATTCGTTGTGTGACTTGAGATTTTTCATCCCATTTTCTTTTTTGTAAAAATCCATGAAAAAATCTACTGAAGACAAAATAATGCTTTTTATTAGATTGATAAACATTTCCTCGAGTAATATCTTCTTTGGTAGTAGTAGGCGAACTTCGATTTGTACAAAATTCTTCTAAGTGATCTTGGAGTTGATCTATTTTTGAGGACCCTGTTGGTGGATCTATTTCTTCAAGGCCATCTAATAATCCTTGAATAAGTTTTTTCCACTCTATTTTTGTGACAGTAGGTAATATTGAATCAATTTGTTCTAGAACTGCTATTTGAAATAATCGTTGATCGTAAAGAACCGTAGCATTTTCTAATTTTACTCGTTCTCCATCCACATTTAAATGATAATAAGGAGTATCTAATAAAATTTTTTGAAGGTCACTTAAAATAGGAAAAACAGTATCTCCCCCTATGCCGTAAGTACGTGTTTTGCATAAAGCTTTATCACAATGACTGCACATTGGTTCTTCATTACATTTGTAAAAGAATTCTTTTTTATTAGATCTTATTTTATCTTGAATAATTTTGTCTGTTAAAGGAACCTCGAAATAAGTGTAATTAAAATGATTTATTCTTTCAGCCCAATCTTCTGGCCACTTTCTTTTTGCATATTGAATGTACTGGTAAAGAACTCTATCTCTACCATCTTTTAATTTAGTTTGAGTTAGTGATTCTATACAGGGAGGACCATCCTTAAATTCAGAATCCGGCCTCCTAATAATAAGTTGTTCTAATTGTACTGGAGTAAGTTTATTTTTTTCATAGGCTTCAAAAAAACCATTTAGTGTACTTGCTGTTCCATCTGAATTAAACATGTATCTTGTAGTTGTTTCACTATTAAAGTATGGCAAGTTAAGAAAATTCCCTGTATCTTCTTCTGATTTTAATTTAATCTGTTTTGGAAAAACTTCTGAACCTCCGTATCCTAAAATTGCACTAATAGATAAAAGTTTATTTCGTAGCAAGATAGCGTCTACATCCACGGTGGTAAATAAGAATACATGTGCGCCTCCACTTTTAGATCTACATGTAATGACTGGAAGATTTAATAATTTAATTTTATTTAATAATTTTGCATAATCAAATGCTGCGTAACTATCAATATCAATACAACCCCATCGACATTTATTATTTTCATTAATGGGAATGATTCCTAGACTTGGCTCGATTCCACTTAGATGATTTTCCCAAAGCTTCTGAGTTACCGGTTCTCGTTTAATAAAAGATTTGCCTTTTATCTTTTGTCCATCGATGCTTTTCTTATCTATGTAAGTGACACCATGGGCGCGTTCTAATCCTTTAAATACCTGTATAAATTTATCGACCATAATTTTTGCGGGGCGGTTTAAGTCTCCCGTTGCCGCCCCTTATTCCTTCACAAAGGAAATTGTTAAAATGGTAAGTCTTTAGATTCGTCAGCTTTATATTTCGCTACTATTTCTCCTTTGCTAACTCTTCCAGCAAATTGTTTTGCGATTTCATAAACTGCTTTATCTTTAACAGGACCTACTTTAGTTACATCCCATCCAAACCATTGTCCTTTATCATTCGACATTCGAACTGTTTTTAGATTATAAATGTGGCTATATGTAGGCGGCGTAAATAAACCATTTTTACCTTGAAGTTTAATACTCATCATCATTGAGTTCCATTTTCTACTAATTTTTAATTGAGTAGCTTTCATGGAAATCAATGCACTGGACGGAGTATTTCCAATTACAATTACGTAATGATTTACGGTGTTTTCAAGATAATTACCGTTAGGTAGACGATCTTTAAAGCCTGCATCCCTTTTAGTTTGAGGGACATCATCACCTGCTTTATAAATCCTTACAGGTCCACCTTTACTTTTGTCTCTGTCTTGCCATTCAATATACTGTCTTTCGTAAAAGACTGGCAATACATTAATGCCGTCTGCGCCATTTGCAGCTGGGTAGAAATCATTAGTCACTGAATTTAAAATCATGCCGGCTTCTGCGCCCTTAACATATTTTGCATCGTTTCTATTGATTTCCGGAGAGGCATTTCCCAAGACTTTCAGAAAAGGTAAAGCAAGATCTTCTTGCTTAATATTCTGAGCACCTTGATTCGCATCAGCTTCAAAATTTGTAGCCAATGCACCTGCACTTTCGCGTTTCGCGACATTTGCTTCCTTGTTCATGGTTATTGTTTCCTTGTTATTTTGGTTCGGTTTCCTACGAACACGTTAAAAATATCCGTTGGCATATCTTTGCCATTTTCAATACGCTCTCGGACTAGTGCTTTCAGGGTCATAGGCTCAACCTTCAACTTTTGTGTTGGTTGATACCCCTGACCCTTCGCAAGGTTAACATATGTTGTCGCCTTGTTATC